GTTTCGTTATTGAAACATTAACGGACACCGCGCTCTGTCCCACGCGCAGATTTTTTTCCCGGATAGGGGATTTTGTTAATGGCTTTAACAGGCAGAAAATTAAAGTTTGCCACTGCCGTGATAGCTGGTTTCTCCAATAAGGACGCAGCGATTAAGGCTGGCTACAGCGCCGCGACCGCATCACAGGCTGGGTCGCGTCTTGTTAAAGATAAGGATGTTGTTGCTTACCTAAAACAGTGCAAGAAGGATGTCAAAAAAGCACCAGATAAGCCGCAGCAAGACGCGCCACCGGAGTACGTAAGTCCCTCATTTGATGTTGCAAAAGTGCTATTGCACACCGATGCGCTGAATTTCCTGATCGCCTGCATGAACGATCCCGAGTTGGATAAAAAGTATCGGATCGACTGCGCGAAGAAGATTGTTGATTTCCAGCATGCCAAGCCTGGCGATGGTGGCAAGAACGCCGAAAAGGCAAATGCCGCCAAGCAGGCGGCAAGTAAGTTCTCAACGACCCCGCCGCCTCGGGCGCCAATGAACCAAAGGAAGCACTAAATGGAATGGTCCACAGCTTGTCCAGATTGGGCGGATAGGCTGAAGGAAGGGCGAAGCATCATACCGCCACCGATATTCCCGGAACAGGCCGAAGCGGCGCTCCACGTTTTCAAGCAGTTGAAGATTGTCGATGCACCTGGCAGCCCGACTTTCGGTGAGGCTTGCGCGGAGTGGGTCTTTGACCTGGTAGCGTCGATCTTTGGTGCATACGACCCGGACTCCGGTCGCCGGCTGATTACAGAATGGTTCGTCTGCCTGCCGAAGAAGAACTCGAAGTCCACCATCGCGGCGGGCATCATGATGACCGCGTTGATCCTGAATTGGCGGCAGTCGGCTGAATTCGCGATCCTGGCTCCGACGCTGGAGGTGGCAAACAACAGCTTCAAGCCGAGTTGGGACATGGTGGCGCGCGATGAAGATCTTGAAGCGCTCTTGCATGTGCAGTCCCACATCAAGCAGATTACGCACCGCGAGAGTAATGCAAACCTGAAGGTGATCGCGGCAGACGCCAACACGGTAGGCGGCAAGAAGGGTGTCGGGACGCTGATTGACGAACTCTGGTTGTTTGGCAAGCAGGCCAACGCAAGCGACATGTTGCGTGAGGCAACCGGTGGCCTGGCGTCCAGGCCCGAGGGCTTTGTCATTTACCTGACCACCCAGTCAAACGAGCCGCCTGCCGGCGTGTTCAAGCAGAAGCTCCAGTACGCGCGCGATGTGCGCGATGGGAAGGTAGTTGACCCACGCTTTGTGCCGGTGATCTACGAATTCCCGGACGACATGATCAAGGCTAAGGAGCACCTGAAGCCTGAAAACTTCCACATGGTGAACCCGAACTACGGGTACTCGGTGGATTCAGAATATCTGGAACGTGAGCTGGCGAAAGCGCAAAGCGCCGGCGAAGAGGAATTGCGCGGCTTCCTGGCCAAGTTCCTCAACGTCGAAATCGGCTTGGCTCTGCGCTCCGACCGGTGGGCCGGCGCGGATTTCTGGGAAGATGCGGCAATTCCCGCCTTCTCATTAGAAGAATTGCTCGAACGATGCGAAGTCGTTGATGTTGGCATCGACGGCGGCGGCCTGGATGACTTGCTTGGCTTCGCCGTAGTTGGGCGCTGCAAGACCACGCGCAAATGGTTGGCATGGGGGCACGCCTGGGCGCATCCCTCCGTGCTGGAGCGCCGCAAGACCGAAGCGCCGAGATTCCAGGATTTTGCAAAGCAGGGCGACTTGACGCTCGTGCGCCACATTGGCGAGGACGTTCAGGAGGTTGCTGACTACTGCGCGCAGATCCACGACTCAGGAAAGCTGGACAAGATTGGGGTTGACCCAAGCGGGATCGGCGCGATTCTGGATGCCCTGGTTGAAGCCGGCATCCCGGAAGACATGGTGGTTGGTATTTCGCAAGGCTGGAAGATGACCGGCGCGATCAAGACCACTGAGCGTAAGTTGGCAGAGGGGATATTGGTACATGCCGGCCAGGAGTTGATGGCGTATAGCGTGGGTAATGCACGGGTTGAGCCGCGCGGAAACGCGATCATCATCACGAAGCAAGCAAGTGGGTCAGCCAAGATTGACCCATTGATGGCGCTATTCAATGCCGTCACCCTCTTATCGTTGAACCCCGCCGCCCCAGGCGCGAAGCACCAGATGTTCTTTGTTTGACCAACTGATTACCTAACCGAGGCCCGCCACTGTGCGGGCCTTTTGCATTTCTGGAGCCAGCATGAAACGAGCATACGCGCAAATCGAGATCAAAGCGATGGACGAGCCTGGCGCAAAACGCACGTTCTCTGGCGTTGCATCGACCATCAGTGCAGATCGTATGGGCGACGTTGTGCTGCCGAAGGGCGCCAAGTTCAAACTTCCTGTCCCACTCCTGTGGCAGCACATGCACAGTCAGCCTATCGGCTGGGTTACCGAGGCAAAGGTCACCAGCACTGGTATCGAGATTAAGGGCGAGGTCGCAGACATTCCCGAAGACGGCAAGTTGAAGGAACGCCTGGACGAAGCGTGGCAATCCATCAAATACAAGCTGGTGCGCGGCCTGTCGATTGGCTTCAACCCGATCAAATATGCCCGCATCGCTGACACATATAGCTACGAGTACCAGGAGTGGGAATGGCTGGAGTTGAGTGCCGTAACGGTGCCAGCAAATGCCGAAGCATCCATCCAATCTATTAAATCTGCAGACGAAGCAATCCGCCGTGCCGCGTTTGGCCCTGAAGGCCGGAGCGCAATCGTCCGCCTCTCCGCTGAAGACCTCAGCAAATCCTCTCCCGGCGCCTCGGGAACTGAAGTGCCGCGCCGTCCTGGTGTGGTCTATCTCAAATAATCCCGAAAGGTAAATCATGGCTACCATTGCCGAACAAATTGCTGCTTTCGAGCAGAAGCGCGCCGCTACCGTGGCGCAACAAGACGCCATCATGACCAAGGCTAGCGAAGAAGTGCGCACCTTGGATGCCAGCGAAAAGGAGCAGTACGACACCCACGCTGACGAAATCAAGGAAATGGACGAGCACATCGCTCGCCTGAAGGCTCACGAAGAACGCAACAAGTCTGCTGCGGTTGCGGTGGACACCAAAGCTGCCGACACCATCAAGGCCGCCGCTTCGCATCGCACTGGCGCTTCGAGCATCATCACTGTGCGTCCGAACATCGAAAAAGGCGTGAAGTTTGCGCGTTTCGCCATGTCCCTGTTCCGCGCAAAGGGCAACCTGAACGACGCAGTGTCGATCTTCCAGAACGAAAAGCGATGGATGGACCAGACCCCTGAAATCGCCCAAGTGCTGAAAGCCGCTGTTGCCGCTGGCGACACTACCACCTCCGGCTGGGCTTCTGAACTGGTTTATAACGAGAACTTGGCTTCCGAGTTCGTTGAATACCTGCGTCCGATGACCATCCTGGGCAAGCTGAATCTGCGCCGAATCCCGTTCAATGTTCGTATGGGCCAGCAAAACGGCACCGCGTCCGGTTACTGGGTTGGCCAGGGTGCGCCGATCCCGATGTCCAAGCCTGGCTTCACTAGCCAATCGCTGGGCATCGCCAAGTGCGCTGGCCTGGTGGCAATTGATGAAGAACTGGCGCGCAGTTCCTCGCCATCGGCTGAACTGCTGGTGCGCGATGATCTGGCTGCTACCATCAGCACCTTCCTCGACGTTCAGTTCGTTGATCCGAACGTTGCAGCTGTGGCCAACACTTCGCCGGCATCGATTACCAACGGCGTTACTGCAGTGACCGCAACTGGCACCGCCGCTGCAAACCTGCGCACCGACCTGGCAACTCTGCTCAAGTCGATGGCTGATGCCGATCAGGACATCAGCGATTGCGTCTGGATCATGACCCCGAACCAAGCCCTGCAGATCAGCCTGATGCTGAACTCGCTGGGCCTGCCACTGTACCCAGAGATGGGCGCCACTGGCGGCAAGCTGCTGGGCATCCCAGTGATCACCTCGAACTCCGCGAACATCCCAGGTTCGCCGAACTCGGGCTGCATGATCATTCTGGTCAACCAGCGCGAAGTGTTCCTGGCTGACGATGGTCAAGTCACCGTGGACGTGAGCCGCGAAGCTAGCATCCAAATGCTGGACAACCCGACCAACACCTCCACCGGCTCCACCACTGCAACCCAGATGGTGTCGATGTTCCAGACCCACTCGCTGGCTCTGCGTGCGACCCGCTTCATCAACTGGGCGAAGCGCCGTACCACCGCCGTTGCATACATCAAAGAAGCCGCCTACGTGGCCTAAGCGATGTAACGAAAGGCCCGCCTCGGCGGGTCTTTCTTTGGGAGAATGACATGACAGTACGCACCAGCACCGCAGAATTCGATTACGCAGGCCGCAAGGTTGCGAGTGGCGAGGAAGTTGATATCGATCCGCAGGACGAGCCTCTACTCGTGGCGATGGGCTGGATTGCCCGCGTCGAAACTGACCCAGTTCCAGGCTACATGACCCGCGAAATGATCGCGAATCCGCAGCCGATCAATCCGCCAGCCATGACCGCTGCAACGCGACGCACCTACGTTCGCAAGGCGAAATAAAGTGCGCATTTTCGGATACGATATCGCACTGAAAAAGTCGGTGCCAACCCCGGTGCGCTCCAACTCCGGCTGGTTCGGCATTATCAGCGAGTCTTTCGCTGGCGCTTTCCAGTCGCATGTGGAAGTCGATGCTCCACGCGACCTGCTGTCGTATTCTGGCATCTACGCACCTATCACCCTGATCGCAGGGGACATCGGAAAGCTTCGCGTGAAGCTGACCGAAATGAGCGATGGAATCTGGCAGGAGGTAGCTACTGGCTCACCATTCTTGCCCGTCATGCGCAAACCCAACAATTACCAAACTCGCATCCAGTTTTATGAATTCTGGGTGTTGATGAAGCTGATTTACGGGAATACCTATGTTCTGAAGGAGCGCGACAATCGCCGCATCGTCACTGCGATGCACGTACTTGATTCAGAACGCGTCACGCCACTGGTTGCGCCGAATGGCGATGTGTACTACCAGATCGCGGCGGATTATCTTTCCGGCCTGGAGCAGGGTGTGACCCTGCCGGCGTCTGAGATTATCCACGACCGAATGAACTGCCTTTGGCACCCCCTGGTAGGTGTCCCTCCACTGTATGCCGCCGCCATGTCGGCCACGCAAGGCCGCAAGATCCAGAACAACAGTGCTAAGTTCTTTGAGAATATGTCCCGTCCAAGCGGGATGTTGACTGCGCCAAATGCGATTGACGACGAAACCGCCAATCGCCTGAAGGTGCAGTGGGAGCAGAACTACGCGGGTGGAAATTTAGGCCGCCTGGCGGTTGGCGGAAGCGGACTCGAATACAAAGCGTTCACTATTCCTGCAAATGAGGCACAGTTGATAGAGCAGTTAGACTGGACGGTCAAAGATATTGCTCGCGCTCTACTGGTGCCTGAGTTTATGGTTGGCGGTGCAACCCCCTCCGGCAGCACGGTTGAAGCTGAGACACTGCGCTATTACACCCAGTGCTTGCAAAAGCTGATTGAGCAGATGGAAGTTTGCTTGGATGAAGGTCTTTCCTTGCCGTCGAACTATTGCACTGAGTTCGACACAGAAGGTCTGATCCGCATGGATTCCGTCGCTCAGATCGAAGTCCTAAGCAAGGCGGTTGGCGGCGGCATCATGAAGCCAAATGAGGGGCGTCGTAAGTTGAATCTCGGTCCGGTAATCGGTGGTGATACTCCATACCTCCAGCAGCAGAACTACAGCCTTGCGGCATTAGCCAAGCGTGATGCTCAGGAAGACCCGTTCGGTAAAACCGCACCCGCAGCACCAGCCGCACCAGCGGCAACTCAGGAAACGGAACCTGCCGAAGAGGATGATTCGGCAGAACAGGCCGCCAAAATGATGACCACGATACTTGAGGCATTCGCATGACTGTGAATCTTGACGAATTGGCCGCGAAGGTCATCAGTGCCATTAAAGGCTATGTCGATAAAGCCGTGGTTGGCACCGTTGCTCGCTTGGATGCCATCGAGCAGAAGATGGCCGGCATCAAGCTGCCGGAGCTGGCGGAAATTGCCAAGGCCGCCGCTGAACTTGTCCCCACCCCCAAGGATGGAGCGGATGGTAAGAGCGTCGATATCGAGCAGGTTAAGCTGATGGTTGCTGCTGAAGTGGCCACGATTCCTCGCCCTGTAGATGGGAAGGATGCTGACCCTGAATCGGTGATTCGGGCAGCAAAGGCCGCAGTTGATGCGCTTCCTAAACCTGCAGATGGAAAAGACGCTGATCTGGAGGCCATAGCGAAAATGGTGCAAGAGGCGGTCGCCGCCATTCCTGCGCCTCAGGATGGGAAGTCGATCACGGTCGAAGAAGTTGCGCCGATGCTTGCCGACCTGGTGAAGGCTGCGGTTGCGGATATTCCGGCACCAAAGGATGGTGCTGATGCCGATCCTGAGTTAATCAAGGCACTGGTCCAAGAGGCGGCGCAGTCGTTGCCTAAAGCGCCGACCATAGAAGATATCGCGCCTTTGGTTGAGAGTGCCGTAAAAGCAATCCCGGCACCGAAAGATGGCGCGGATGCCGATCCAGCCATGGTTGCGGATCTGGTGCGCACAGAAGTGGCGAAGGTGATTGGCGAGCTTCCACAGCCAAAGGACGGTAAGGATGCGGACCCTGATGTCGTAAAGGCGCTCGTCAAGGCTGCCGTTGATGAAATTCCGCCGGCCAAAGATGGCGAATCAGTGCCGGTCGAGCAAGTTCGCAGCATGATCGATGAGGCCGTCGCAAAGGCTATGGCGGGTATCCAAATCCCGAAGGATGGCGCCCCGGGGCGAGATGCGGCACATATCGAAATCCTGCCGTCCATCGACCTGGAGAAGTCCTATCCACGCAACACATATGCGAAGCATTCCGGTGGTTTCTGGAGGTCGTTCGAAACGACTGTCGGTATGCGCGGTTGGGAATGCATCGTTGATGGCATCGCTTCGATTGAGATTAACGAGCCGATCCCAAGGAAGTGCGCGGTCGTCGTGCGCCTTTCCAGTGGTGCTGAATGCACCAAAGAATTCACTGTCCCTGGCGTTGAGGATAAGGGCATCTTCCGAGAAGGCGATTGTTACATGAAGGGCGATGGCGTAACGTTTGGTGGCTCGTGGTTCCTGGCGCAGAAAGATGCGCCAGAGGGCAAGCCTGGTTCGTCTGATGACTGGCGTTTGGCTGCAAAGCGTGGACGCGATGGGAAAGACGCTGGTGATGGTAAGCCGCGCACGGTTGAACCTGTGAGGTTAGCATGATGTTCTCCTTGGAGCGCGTCAGTGAGCCGGATATTGAACCGGTCAGCTTAACTGAAATGAAGCTTCACCTGCGTGAGTACGCATCCATGACCGAAATGGATGCAACCATAGAAGCGCTGATTACCGCCGCCCGCGAGTGGGTCGAACAATACACGGGGCGCGCCATGGTTGATCAAACGTGGCGCCTTACAATCGAAACCGACGAGACTATTCCTAGCAATACTGTTACGTCCGACACGGTACAAAGCACTGGGAAGTGGAAATTTGCGAAGCAGAATGAATTGCTGTTACGCCGCTCGCCGGTCTTGTCGGTGGATTCTGTGGTTTCTATTGACTCCGCTGGCGATGAAACCGTGATTGATCCGGCAAGTTACCAACTTCGGCTGGCTGATTCGCGTTGGCCAAAGCTGGTCGCACTGAATGGCGCAAAGTGGTCGCAGGAAGTCCTGCAGATTACTTTCAGGGCCGGCTTCGCAGATCGTGACGCAAGCCCACAGCAAGACGCAACTGCAATCCCATCGCGCTACAAGCAAGCTATCAAGCTGTGGGTTCAGGCCAACTACAACCCCAATGTCGATGACTTTGACGCGCTGATGCGCGCCGCAGAGAACTTGATCAAGGGTGAGCGCGCGGAGTTGTCCCTCGCATGATCCTGAAGCGCATTGAAGGCGACCGGTTTAGCGAAGTCGTACCAGCTTGGTCTGGTGAGACCGTTGTGATTATTGCTGGCGGTCCAAGTCTGACCCTGGAGCAGGTCGAGAAAGTATGTAATACCCATGCAGCAAAAGCTGTGAAGTGCGTCGTCGTCAACGATTCATACCTGCTCGCACCATGGGCTGATGTGCATTACGCGGCAGATATCCGCTGGCATCGGTGGCAGCACCAGGGAGTCGCCAAGGCTGGATTTAGCTCAGATGAAGTCAAGCAGCGCTGGGCTGAATTCAAAGGTCAGAAGTGCAGCATAGAGAACGGGGCTGGCGTTGTTGATGACGATGCGGTCCATGTTCTGCGTAATGCTCACGGGACCGCGCATGGGAACGGTTTATCCACTGATCAACGTGCTGTGGTAACTGGCCGCAATTCTGGTTTCCAGGCATTGAATCTAGCTGTGCTCGCCGGCGCAAAACGCATCATCCTCCTTGGCTTCGATGGTAAGGCTTCGCAAGACGGTAAGTCACACTGGTTTGGTGAGCATCCAGAGGCAATGCCTAACTCAGTCTATTCATACTTCAAACAGGCTATGTCTGCTGCTGAAAATGCGCTGATTGATGCTGGCGTAGAAGTACTGAACGCAAGTCCAGGAACGGCGATTGATTCGTTCCCAAAAGTTTCGCTTGAGGACGTTCTGTGAAAAGGTTGCGTGGAGGGTCGGGGCTTGGCGATAGCCTGTATGTGCGCCCGATTTGCGACGAATTGATCCGGCGCGGCGAGCAGATCACTGTGCTGTCGAATTACCCAGACGTTTTCCTCGGATCTGGCGCAACGGTCGAACCATTCTCACGCAACAATGTGCAAGTGGTCGCCCACTATGTGAATGGGAAATCTAAGGCCGGCACGACGCAATGGCAGGATGTTTGTGAGAGCGCGAAGGTTGGGGCTGAAATGCGCTTCAACTGGTCGATAAAAAACGAATCATTGATTGAACGGTTGCATGCTTTGGCTGCAGGCCGCCCGATTATCCTTGCGCATGGTGGCCGCGCGCCGATGGGGCGCGCTGACGGTTTCGCAAATGACCTACTGCCGACGCAATGGGTGTTTGATGAAATCCTGGTCCAGTTGAGGGATTGCTTTGTTGTCGGGATTGGATCGAAAGAAGGTATCCGGTACGAATTGCAAGTCGAGAGTGACATGACAGGCCGCACCAGTGTTTCTGATCTGCTGGACATGGCCTATTCGTGTGATGCTGTTGTGGCGCAATGCAGCTTCGCAATCCCGCTGGCCGAGTGCTTCGATAAACCGATGCTAGCTGTGTGGAGCCACCGGGTGCATGTCTCGAATCAGGCATACATCAAGACTATCATTCCACAGAAAGTGTTGAGCAAATCTACCTCCACTTTCGTGATGGACGATTGGAATGAAGAACAGATCACCGAGGCAGTGAATGCGTTTCGTCACCTTTGAGGAAGTCGCAGCGAAGCTGAAAGGTCAGCACATTGCCATCGTAGGAAGCGGACCAGGTAGTCTGGATAACGCTCCTGGGCTTGTGGATGGTTACAGCATCGTGGTACGCGTCAATAACTACAAGACCGGGCCGGCGCAGGGCTTCAGGACCGACATCCACTATTCTTTTTACGGCACCTCGATCAGGAAGACGAAAGAAGATCTGATCAACGACGGCGTGAAGCTGTGCATGTGCAAGTGCCCGAACTCCAAGCCGATTGAATCGGAATGGCATGAGCGAAACGGCAAGCAGGTTGGCATTGACTTCAAATACATCTACAAGAACCGCGCTGCATTCTGGTTTTGCGACACGTTCGTTCCGAACGATGATCATTTCGTGCGGTCGTTCGAGTTGCTTGGTAAGCATATTCCGACGACAGGATTTTCCGCGATTCTCGATGTCCTGGCCTGTGAGCCGTCGAGCGTGTTTCTGACTGGCTTCGACTTCTTCACCTCCGGTATCCACAACGTGGACGAGGCGTGGAAGGCCGGTAACCCGCAAGACCCAATATGCCACCGGCCTGACATTGAGGCGGCGTGGCTCCGCGCGAACCACGCCGGAAAAAACATCACCTTCGATAAACGACTGCAGCAAATGATGGAAGCCACCGATGAAAGTTGATCCAGCCTACAAGCCGATGTTCTGGTCCATGCAGATGGAAAAGCAGGTCGGTGACCGCCTGGATATCGTCATGACGGACCCGGATCTACTGAAGGTCTACCAGCAATTCGGTGGCGGCGTGTTCCGTCGTTCGAGTGTCTTTCATGGCCTCGGGCGATTCCTGGCATCTGCCAGCGTTAGTGGCGAAACCTGTTTCGAGGTCGGAACCTGGAACGCGCTGACATCGATTGTCCTTTCCCGGTTCTTTAAAAAGGTGGTGACGGTCGATATCGCCCACAACAGCATCAAGCGCGACATCATTAAGGCACTAGGCATCACCAACATAGAATGCATCGACATCGCGGATAACGCGGAAAAAGCAAAAGTCGCAGCAGCTACGAATTTTGACTTCGCCTACATCGACGGCGACCACGCTAACGACACCTACACCGATTTCGATCTGGTGAAGCATTGCGGGCGGGTGCTGTTCCATGAGGTTTGGCCGCATCAGGAACCAGTATGGAATCTGGTCCACTCGCTGCCTGGTGAACAGGTCGAGCACGGAGGCTTCGGGTTGGCCATCTGGGATCGCACGAAAGCGTAATCATGGACAAGTTTATTGCCAACTTCGATAAGGTAGAAGATGGCGACCTATCGCTATGCCTTGGCGAGGGGGTTGCCTACCAGACTGACATGGGTGCCGCCCGCGTTCCATATGATGACAGCTACTTCGACAAGTACGCATCTTACGAGGGAACCGACGTTGAAAAGGCTTTGAACCGTGGCCGGTGCTCGATGCTTGCCCGCCATGCCGCTGAGGGTGCAACGGTGCTCGATATTGGGGCCGGCTGCGGGACTTTTGTCCGCGCGGCAGCGGCTTGGGGTTTCGAGTCGCGCGGCTTTGATGTGATTCCGAAGACTGTCGATTACCTGCGCAGTATCAAGGCTTTTGCCAGTGATCCAGCAAAGTTCGATGTCGCCACCTTCTGGGATTCTCTGGAGCATATCGACAACCCCGGAGAAGTGCTGGAGCAGATACAGCCTGGCTGCGTGGTGCTGGTGGCAATCCCGATTTTCGATGATCTGCGCCGCATCCGTGATTCTAAGCATTACCGCCCTGGCGAACACTTGTACTACTTCACCGAGCAAGGCTTCCTGCGCTGGATGGCATTACGCCGTTTCCATGTGCTTGAAATCAGCAGCCACGAGGTCGATGCTGGCCGCGAGAGCATTGGAGCGTATGCGTTCTATCGGGATAACTATGAAGCCTAGCCGATTCAACCGCCAGATCTCAGTGCTGCGCAAATCGACATCGAAAGATGCACGTGGTGGCGAGGTGGTCGAATGGGTGCCGCTGGTTGCCTTGCCCGGCAGCCCATTGCTGCCAGAACGCTGGTGGGCCGAAGTGCAAGATGTATTGCCATCGCGCTCAGAGAAGGTTGAAGGTGCTGTGGCCTTGGGTGAGGGTATGACACGCATACGTATGCGCTATCGCACCGACATTGACGCGACGATGCGCATCACGGTCTACGGCGACATCGACCAAACCTTTGAAATACGCTCCGGCCCAGCAGAAATCGGTGGGCCAAAAGACCGCATCGAAATGATGTGCGAACGCTACTCAACCAAGATTGATCCGCCAGCCGATGCCTGATGCCGTTACAGCGAAGATGGTTGGCTTGCCTGAGTTTTCCGCCCGCCTGCGCGCGCTTAGCTCAGACATGGAGCGCAAGATTGTTCGAGCTGGCGCCTTGGCTGCCGGCGTGGTTTTCCGCAATCAAGCGCGCGAGCTTGCGCCGTCGCTGAAACTCAATACGCGCCGCAAGGATCGTGTACCTGGAGCGCTGAAGAAGTCGATATACGCAACCAGATCGAAAAGCAAATCGCGCCCAGGATTGGAAACAATCGTTGTGGCGGGTCGAACCGGGAATAAGGGTGCTAAGAAACCATCGGCCAGTGCATTTTACTGGCGTTGGGTGGAGGCCGGTCACTTGGCACGCGGGCCTGGCGGAAAGCTAAAAGGCGGCAATAAGAGCCGTGAACTGCAGCGCTCTCGCCTGAAGGCTGGTGGCGCAAAGTTCGTCCCACCTGTTGCCTACCTTCGCCGCGCTTTCCAGACTAAGCAGGATCAGGCGATTGCCGCATTCAACAAGCGCATAGAAGCGCGCATTGCAAAAGCACAGAAAGCACTGAATGAGCGCTGAATCGATTGTCTTCGCGGCCCTGAATGTGGTGGGCGTCACCACCCATGTTTCAGACAAGATTTACGCCGCCATTCTGCCTCAAGGGAAGAAACTGCCGGCTATTGTGTATGTCAGGACGGATACAGAATACGTGACCACGATTCACACGGCTGCACCACAGGCATCCAGTGTGACGATGGATATCTGGTGTATTGCAGAGAGCTTCGCAAAGGCCGAGGATATTGCCGACGCGGCAGAAACCGCGATGGCTTCCGTGGTTGGATATCCGGTCGGTCGCCGCCAAGAGGTTGATCCCGAAACTGAAGCGCTGATTACCATCCTGACATACAAGGTCTGGGTATGAGTCCATCCACTTTCAAACTCCATGAACACTTGATACGCCTGGTGCGCGGTATCGTGAACGCATGGGAGAACTGGCTGAAAGAACAGCCGAAGCAATAACCGATTTTGGCCCGTAGGTAGCCACGCGACCGCCCTCGCTACCAAGACCAGCCGAACCAAAGCAACGAGTCCGCAGTAGGCCATCACCGCAAGGTGCCCGCCTACTATGTGCCGCCTCGTCTTAATTGATGAGGAAGCACTATGACTACCGTAGTTAAATGGAGTGGCGTACAAGTCGCCATTCAATCCGCCCTGGCCGCTGCTGACACGATCTCCAGCATCACCAAGGCAAACCCAGGCGTCGTGACCGCCACCGCACACGGCCTGAACAACGGCGACTACGTGAAGCTGTCCGTTCAGGGCATGTACCAGGTTGATTCCCGCGTGTTCCGCGTGGCCAACAAAACCACCGACACGTTTGAGCTGGAAGATGAGAACACCACGGCATATGACACGTTCTCTTCCGGCACTGCCGAGGCGATCACGTTCGGCACAACCATGACTACCGCTGTCGGCCTGCAGGCATCTGGCGGCGACTTCGACTTCATCGACGTTACTACCATTCACGACAATGTGAAGAAGCAAGTACCTGGTGCTGCCGCTGCTGGTGTCTACACCTTCGACAATCTGTGGGACCCATCGGATACCGCGCTGGCTGCACTGAAGGCGGCTTCTGATAACCAGGCGCAGCGCTGCATCCGCTTCACTTTCGCAGGCGGACAGAAAGTTCTGTTCAACAGCTACATCGGCTGCACGCTGATGCCAACTGGTAACGCGCAGGACAAGGTAACGACCCCGCTGACCGCCACGATGTTCGGGCGACCAACTGTCTACTCGACTTGATGGCCGCTGTGCGCCGCGATTGCGGTCACGCGGCGCACAGTTTTTTCAACCAGTAAGGAACCGCAATGGCAATCCTCAAGAAATCAGAAGTAAAAGCACCGATCCTCCAGAAAGAGGAGGTTGTCGATGTGCCCGAGTTGGGCGGTGAAGTAATTGTGCGCGCGCCAGGCTTGGCCGAGCGCCTTGATATGTCCACTGCACACACCACCGGCAGCAAGTTCGCGCATATCTCCAAGTTGCTGGCCGTGTCAGTTTTGGATGGCGACTATGAGCCGATCTACACCATTAAGGAATGGGAGGCCTTCGGTCGTCAGGACGACAATCTCGCCGCCGCGATGCGCCTGTGGGATGTTGCATGGCGCCTTGGTGACTTTGGTGGAGAGCAAGCCTCAAAAAACGAGGAAGCCCCGACCTCCGACTAGCAATGATGCTAGCCATCAGGATGGGGCGCACGTTGGAGGAGTTGTGCGAAAGCATGTCCTCCGCAGAATTCAGTTTGTGGATCGAGGCTTACAAGGATGACCAGTGGGGCGGCAAAGATGACGATTTCCGCACTGGCGTCATAGCATCAACCATCGCCAATTTCGCAGGTAAGCAATTGGCGAANAACGCCACCACNAAGCCGCAAGACTTNATGCCGTTCCACGGCGACCAAAACGAAGAANCGCAGAGCGAACCAGACCCGTTCGCCTACTTCACCGCAGTAGCAAATAACACACCGTTCAACAAGGGATAGCGATGCCATTACTGAGCATTGACATCGAGGCGCATTACGCCAAGTTTGTAGACGCCATGGCCAAGATCCAGGCGTCAGCGAAGAAGTCGGCTGGCGGCATCGAGGCGGCATTCAAGGGTGTCAATGGCACCCTTGCGTCCCTAGGCGTTGGCATTTCCGTTGCAGGCTTGGTTGCCATCGTCAAGAACTCGATTGATGCTGCTGATCACCTAAACGATCTGTCCAAGAAAACAGGGGTCGCGGTAGAAACGCTTGGTGGTATCGGTTTTGCTGTAGCCCAGGCTGGCTCGGACCTGGACAGTGCTTCCAAGGCAATCGGCAAGCTGAATCTGTCGATTGCTGAAGCTGGCGCTGGTAATAAAGAAATCGCAGCAGCATTCACCGCTCTTGGAATCAGTGTTGAAGACGGCACGGGGAAACTCAAGACTGCGGATAAGGTTCTGGTCGAAATGGCCGGTAGCTTGGAGCGCTTCGCCGATAGCCCAGAGAAAGCGGCGCTTGCGAACAAGGTACTGAAGAAATCATACGAGGAACTGTTGCCGCTGTTTGCCGATGGCGCGGAATCGCTGCGTGCAAACATTGAGTACTACCAGAAGTACTCTGGCATGACTCAACAGGTTGCAGAAAGGTCTGACGCATTCAATGACAGCCTTGAGAAGATAAAGCTGTTGACTGGCGCACTTGGCAACCAGATCGCTGCCGAACTGTTGCCGACCTTGAGCCAGATCACGCAACGCATGATCGATGCCAAGGAAAGTTCAGACGGATTCTCTGGTATCACGAAAGGTATCGGCATCGCTTTCCGTGGGCTGACGATTGCAGCCAACGGCGTGATTGAAATCCTGGATGCCGTCGGCAAGCATATCGGTGCAACCTTTGCGATTGCTAGAAGGTTTGCCGAATTTGATTTCAGTGGGGGCATCAACGTTGGTAAAGAGTATTGGGACGATCTTGCCAATAGGGCTAAAAAATTTGGCGAGTTCACAGCGAAGATCGCGAACGGCGAAACGGCTGATAATGGACCCGCGAAGCCAAAACCAAAGCCAACTCCACCGCGCCTGCCGAATCAGGGGCAAGATCCCGCTATCGCCATCCTAGCTGGGCAGATTCGCGAACTCGAACGCCAGAACGACCGCGAACGCGAACTCCTGGCTGAACGCAATGAGTTCCTGCAAGACGCCTACCAGAAAGACCTAGTGTCCATCGGTGAGTATTACGCTGCCCGCAAGGGTGCCGCAGATGAAGCTTTGGCAGCACAGCAGGCAAATATCAGCAAAGAGATCGAACTTCTGCGCGGTCGCAAGGCCAAGGACGC